CTAAGTGAAGCTCCTAGAATTGGTGGCGATATAATAAAAGGTATTATGAATGGTATAAGTCAATTTAAACAATGGGCAATTAATAAAATTAAAAATTTTGCAAAAAGTTTATTAAATGGTATGAAATCGGTGCTAGGTATACATTCACCATCAACTGAATTTGCTATTTTAGGTAAGTTCTCAGTTTTAGGATATACAGAAGCATTAGAAGGTATGAAATCAGAGGTTCAAGATACAATTGATAGTATGTTTAACTTACAACCAAATATAAGTGGGGCAATGAGTTCAACATATAGTCCTAGCACTACTGTAAACGTACAAAACAACATGGAATTTGACCCAATAGGACAAGTAGTCAATAAAGTCAAAACATTCTCAGGAGGGGCTAAAAATGACTATAACTGGGGGGCTGGACTATGACAGAAGAATTCAAAATATTAATAGATAATGAAGAAGTAGTATCAAATAGTAATTTGCAAATAAAAGAAGAAATGTTATCTACTTCTTCTACTATCTTAAAAAATTGTTATCCAAAGGTTTGGGAAACAACAAAAGACTATACAACAAACTATTATTTTCCAAAAGATTATAGTAAATGCAAAATAATAAATGAAAAGTCTTATCCTGAACAACCAGGAACAAGAGTATCAGGGACAAACTTAAATATAAATTATAATAATACATTAAATTGGGACTTAGAAGAATTAAAAGGTGATACATCACAAACTGGTACACCTACTCCAACATCACCACAAGCAGTGCAAACAGTAACAGGATTACAAAAAGTAAATGTATGTGGGAAGAATTTATTTGATAAATCTACAATAACAAGTGGTTATTATATAGCAAGTAATGGAACATTAACACCTGATAATTCAAACTTTGTAGGTGATTATATATCGATAGATAATACAAAATCTTATTTTGCTAGTCAAAATGCAGGTGGAGTTATAAGAGTTGGTTATTATGATAGCAATAAAGCATTTATAAGTAGGCAATTAATATCAGCAAATTATGGTTCTTTAACAATACCAAACAATACAGTATATGTAAGATTAAGTTGTTATAATCAAAGTTTAGATACACTACAATTAGAGTTAGGAACTTCAAGTACAACCTATGAAGCATATACAGGACAAAGTTATGAAGTTAATTTAGGTAAGAATTTATTACAATTTACTAACCAAGATTTTTCAATAAGTGGAGTAAGATTTTATAGTGAAAATGGCAAACTATATTTTAATGGTACAAGTACTGCAGAAATAAATAGAACTAACACAAATTATAAAAATAACTTTTCGTTTTATTTAGAAGCAGGTACTTATACAATAAAGAAAAACATAGTAGGAGAAAGAAACAAAAACTATTTCTTTTGTGCTATAAGTAATTACGATAATAATACCCAATATGCAAATGTAAATGATGAAGTTAATAGTGTAACATTTACACTAAACGAAAAAACAAAAGTATATTTAGGATTTTATATATATCAGCAAACATTTAATAATGAAACATTTGATTTGCAACTAGAAAAAGGACAAGCAACTTCGCATAGCCCATACTTCACACCAATAGAATTATGTAAAATTGGAGATTATCAAGATAGTATTAAAAAGAGTACTGGAAAGAATTTATTTAATAAAGATAATGCTAATGTTATAAATGGATACATAAATGGTACAACAGGAGTTATTACAAGTGATACAAATGCAAGAAGTATATATATACCATGTAAGCCTAATACAACATATACTATTCAAAAAATAGTAACAACAAGATTTAGAGTTTCTTATTCAAGTTCTTTGCCTGAAATAGGAACAGAAACAAGTGGAATTATATCTAATTATGATGGAACAAGTATAACTATAACAACAGGTAACAATGCTAGTTATTTAATAGCATGGGTATGTCAAGTAGATGTTTCTACATTACAAGATGTATTAGATAGTATCCAAATAGAAGAAGGAAATCAAGCAACAAGTTATGAGCCTTATGGGAAAGTATGGTATATAGAAAAGAAGATAAAAAAATTAGATATGTCTACCATAATTGGATGGAGTAAAAATACAAATGGTAAGTTTTATAGATTAAGTTTTGTAAATGATTATGGCATAAAGATAGGACAATTATATTCAAACATATTAAGTTATGAAACAACTGCATGGAGTGGAGATTATAAAATAGGTATTACTTCCACGAGCAATTTATGGATAACCACAGGAGATACAACTTTAAGTGATGCAAACAATGTACCTGCATGGTTATCAAATAAAAATGCAATGATGTATGGGATATTAACAACACCAACATACGAAGTAATAACAAATGAAGAACTAATAAATCAATTAGAAAGTATAGAACTTATAAATGGCATTAATAATATATCAATAACAAGTGCTGATTTACCTGGTGCTATTCAAATATTATATAACTATAAAGAAGCATATACAGAAGAAGATTTATTATTCTGTGGATGTGTAAAAAATACAGGAAATATTAGTTTAAATCCAAGAGAACCACATTATGTAGATTTACAAATACTAGATTTTAAAACATTATTATCAGAGGGTGAAACACTTAACTACGTTATTACAGGAAAGACTATAACAGAAGCAATTAATCAAGTAGTAGCTTCAATAAGTGATTATGGGTTTGTAGTAGGTAATATTCAAATACTTAATCCTGATGACATCATTAATGCCTACTCTACTTTAAATAAAACTGCATACGATGTATTCCAATACATAGCAGATATAACTCAGTCAAGATGGACTACAAGAGTAATAGATGAAAATACAATTGCTATTGACTTCTACAATCCTACTCTAATGCCACAGGCTGACCCTATATTGAATACACATGAATATTTATGCAATAACAAAATAGATGATATAAGTTTTAACTACTCTACTAATGATTACAGAAATAAACAAATAATGACTTCTGATGAAGTATTTGCAAATATAACTCAAACAGAAACATTAATTGCAGATGGATATAGAGATTCATTTATGTGTCAAAACAAAATAGGAGTTATAGGCAAAATAACAGTAAATGGTGTAGAAAAGACTTTTGCTACTAAAAGCCAAGTAGAATTAGGAGTTACTGCTGACTTTGTATATACACCAGGAAATATGACTTTTGATTCAAGTATAACTTATTCAGCAGGGGCAGTAATTGTTATAACTTACTACCCTATTGTAAAAGGTAGAGAAATTATACTTAACTCAACAGAATCAACAAGAATAAGTAATCAAATAGGAAGAAAAGGAACAATATCTCGATATGAGAATCGTAATGATACAACATCAAGCCAAGAATTAATAAAAATAGGACAAAGTTATATCAAATACAAAGGAAGTTCACAAATAACATTAAAAATAGTATCAGAAAACGATTTATTTAATGTAGGACAAATCGTAAATTATGATGCTCCTATTGAAGAATTAGATAGAGATTATATGGTAAAAAGTAAAACAATAGATATGTACTTAAATGCAGGTAAGACTTTTTATACATATGAATTAAGTTCAAGTTTTAATAGTGAGAATGCAATAAACTACTTTGATAACCAAAGAGCAAAATCACAGGGGAATATTGGTGAAGGCGAAACTATCACGAGAAATATAGATTTAGAGAGTACAGCACTAATTCAATTTTATGATACAGATATACAAGAAGTTGAAGTAAGTAATCAGACTTCATTAGACTTTGGATTAGATGGTGTATTGATATAGGAGGAATAATATGACAAATAATTATAAAGAACAATTGTTAAGTTATTTAACTGATAATTTAGAAAATACTTCTCCTACTACTGATGAGATATTTAAAGAAATTGTTGAAGTTGATCGTTCTAATTGGATAGGATTTATGCCAAGCAATTGGAGTAATATGAAAATTGAAGGATTAATAAAATCAATTTCAAATGACAATATAATTTTATATGGTGGGTATATATATAATGGTGTAACAAAAGGAATAATTATTATTGTTGATAATAACTTTAATCCTATTAAATATTTTGAACAGTTTTCTTCTGGTACAGATTTGAGATACATACAATGTATGAAACAAGCAGATGATGGCACATTTTATTTTATAGATGATACAAGTTATTCTTCTGGTGAAACAAGTGATATTATCAATAGTCAAAAACGATTTGTAATGGTTAATAATATATCAGTAGCAATAAATGGCGATTATGAAGTGAATTTAAGAACAAGTTATATTCTTAATTCTTCATATCAAAACTTTTATTGTAGAGATATGGCAAAAAACCCAAGTTCATCACATTATGTATTCATAGGTAAAAGATTCCTACAAAGTGGTAATAGATTCCTAGCAACTAGCATACTTGAATTAAAAATAAATGTAGGACAACCTAATGAATGGACTTATTTAACTACAAGTGATTCTAATCAACAAGAATATGGAGGGTCATTTATTAAATTTAATAGTGAAGATAAATCGTATTATAGAATCTTAGTTGAATACTTAGGTGATGCTGGAACATATTGTGTTTCAAAAGGATTTAATGATAATTCATTAACAAGTACATTTATATACAATAATCCTAATTATAGAGATGATGGAATAGATACAAGAAGTTTCAATAATCAATGTGTATTTATGAATGAAAATGAAGTTTATTATGTTTCTACAAATCAACGTAAAACATGGAATGGAAGTGCAGAAAATAAACATATAGCATTAATGTATTATAACTTCACAACAAATACTACTCAAATAATATTTGATAAAGAATTAGGCAATGCTGTTTATATGACAAAAGAATATATACTTTTATATAGTAATCAAGGTAAATTATATATTCATTATATAAACAATTACTTATATGAAAATTCAGAATATACAGCTGATTATTATGTTCAAAGATACGAGGGAACTTGGAATCCTCATTTAATAAAAGAAGCAGGTAGTTGTGTTTTATTACAAAGAGGATTTTACGTAGATAATGCGTATAATATGTTGAAAATATTTTGTTATGTAAACAATTTAAGACGACCAACGTGGTATTTCCCAGTAATAAAAGAAATATATAATCCAACACAATATAATGGAGAACCTTACGTAGACACTAATGTATTAAGCCCCCTGTATGCAAATCTATATTCAAATGGCTCATTAGTATTTTCAAGAAACTTATACAACATATCAAAACAAAATAATATGTCAATGTCGAGTGTAGAAATACCAAATAATTACTTAAATGATTTAACAATAACACAAAATGATTTAATAAGTGATACTAATTTCCAAATGAATAGTGATAATACACAATGGACTAAGAATATATATGAAGTAGTAGACTTAAACTTTTTAAATACAATATCAATAATAGATGAAGATACGAATACACCATATTTAGATGGTGCAATAAAACTAAATAATGCAGTAACAGATGGCACTGCAACAGATTATCAAAATACACCTTGTAATAAATTTAGAATAAATTATGCAGACAATACAACATCAATAGATAATGTAACATGGACTAGCATTGATTCTACTCATTATGGAACATCAATAACATTTTATGTAGATAAAGCAATGATAAGTATAGATTTAATAAGTAACGATGAAACAACAATATATTTAACAATACCATTAGAGGTAGAAATAGGTAAAACCTATACAATTAATCAAAAAATAAAGGTAGGTGAATAAATATGGCATTAACAAAAATAACATATGCTACAAAAACAGCATTAAACCCACAACCTAGTATATCAGCAGAAAATAAAGTAACTGATGCTGATATGAATGAGATTAAAACAGTAGTAAACAATGCAATAGACCAAGTAGATGCAAATACAGCAAATATAAGTGTTTTGCAAACTGACATTGAATATGAAACACCAATAAAGACAGGTAGAAGATTTAAAGTAGGAAATACTTGGAAAGATGAATATATATATTATAAAAATGTTGGCACATTACCAAATACCAACACATCAGTAACAATACAAACAACATTAGATAAATCAGCAATAACACTTATAACAGGAACAGGTGGTGTGGCAGTAAATAGTTCGGGAACTACTATAATATTTAATGCAGACAGACCTAATGATGTGGCAGGTGGTGCAGCAGCACTCCCTAACTATTCAAATGATAAATTTACATTTTTCATAGAAGTAGGTAGAGATAGAAGTGCATTCACAGGTCATTGTTGGGTAACATATTATTAATGTATAGTGAAGAAATAAAACAATTATTGGAGGTACGAAATTACCTCGTAACAATACAAGAATATAAATGGATAGTAACAAGTCCACAAATAACATATATAAAATATGAAAATGATGAATTTTACATAAAGACAAGTGATAATTACACTTTTAAATTAAAAATAAGAAAGGAGTAAAAAATGGAAAATATTACGATAGGTCAAATAAGTACATTTTTAGCCTTTTTGGTAGGTGTTTTAGGTTCAATGAAGTATTTATCAGCAGAACTCAAAAAACAAGTAAATAAAACCTTAAAACCTATAAATGACAGTATTAAAGAATTAGATGTTTCTCAATGTAAAAATTATCTAGTTAGATATTTAAAAGATTTAGAACAAGGTAATGCATTAGATGAAGTTGAAATTGAGAGAGCATATGAAATATATGACCATTACACCAATGATTTAAAACAAAATTCCTATATACATAAAAGATGGGAAGAATTGGAGGACAAAAATGAAAGAAAGAATAAATAAATTAATAGATTTAAAGTCTATTGTAACAATTCTTATAACAGGGACATTAATATATGGCTTTGTTGTAGGAAAAATAAATGCAGAACAATTTATGACAATAGCAACTATGATATTTACTTTCTATTTTGCAAGTAAAACAAAAGGAGATGATACTAATGCTTAATGTAAAACAAAGACAATTAGCTTTAAGAACTTACTTTTATTATTATACTGGAGCTATTGATGGAATCACTGGTTCTGGTACTGCTAAGGCTATTAAAAACTTTCAAAGAAATAATGGATTAGTACCTGATGGAATATATGGAGAAAAAACTGATAATCAATTAAGATTTGTTATTAGTAACTGTCAAGGTATGCTTAGAAGCAAAGGTTACAATATAGATCAAGATGGTATTGTTGGAGATGCTACTATTGGAGCAATTAAAGACTTCCAAAGTAGAAATGGGCTTACTGTTGATGGAATTATAGGAGATGCTACTTTTAGTAAATTATCTGGAGATACACCTACACCTGGTATTACTTGGGATGATATTAAACACTTTAAACCAGGAGAAATGACTTGTAAATGTGGTTGTGGTCAAAATAATACTGATTTAAGATTAATGCAAGTATTAGAACAAGCAAGAGCATATTTTGGCGGAAAACCTACAATAATAACAAGTGGTTGTAGATGTCCTAAACATAATGCAGAAGTTGGAGGAGTTGCAGGTTCACAACATATATTTGGCAAAGGTGCTGACTTCTATATTCAAGGAGTACCTACTGCAAGTCTATTAAATTATTGTAGACAATTAGTTAATAATGGAACATTAGCATATACTTATACTAACAATACAAGTATGAATGGTGTTGTACATATAAACATATAAAAAATATAAAAACTTATCGATTTGATAAGTTTTTTTCTATGTCTTTGTCCTCACTAAAAATTCTTTTGATAGATTTCTCTGAATAACCTACAATATTACCTATTTCCCAATAATATCTCTTTCTATGATTCTTTTTAATAAATTCAGGATCTTCTCTTAAATGATATACTTTATCTTTTATACTGTTTATTCCAATTAGTCTATTGTTTTCATCTTCAATAAAGTGTTCAATGGCTTTCTTTTCTTTAATTAATAATCTTATTTCATTTTTTACTTGTATTAATCTTTCTTTTTCTGTTTCTATCGTTCTTTTCATTTATTCCTCCTTTTATTACTTTTTTGTCTAATTCATCAATATGACTAACAATATTCATAGCACATATTAACCACATAATAAGTAATCCAGTACCTATAATATTGATTATTATTAATATTTTCATTTTTTTCTCCTTATAGGCTTACCAGCTTTTAATAAAATTAATTCATCACTAACTTTTGTATATTTTCTTCCTAATTCTTTATATTTTTGTTCCCATTCTTTTATTTCCCTTTTTAAAGCTATTATTTGCTTTTCATATTCTTCTTTCACTACAACCTCCTTATATATTCTAATACCTCATCTATCTTAATAGTTGCTGGTAGATAATCAGGTAAATATTTTTTGTTTTTATTTTCTAACCATTGTATAAATTTATCTAATTGTTCTTTTGTCATTCTATTTACTCCTTTTTTTAAAATATATGCTATTAAATAAATAGGTAAAAGCATAATATCAACAATTGCAATTAATGGTGTAAACATAATTAAACCAATGAATAATAATATTTCACTAACATAATCTAAAATATCTTCTTTATAATCATTTTTATAACTATCTATTCTCATTTTCCAAAAGCCTATTGTCATTTTATTTCCTCCAAATAATCTAATATTTCATTTATTTTTCCATATAAAATTTCATTTGAATATTGTTCGTTGTTAGGTAATATTTCTAATTTTTCAGGTATTTTAGGTTTTCCACTATCCTTTATTTTTTCATATTCTTCTTTAGTAAATAAACTACCACATACTTCTATATAATTTTCATTATCATACATTATTCTATTTCCTCCAATAATTCTAAAATATCTTTTAATTCTTCATTTGATAATTTTAACAATTGATGTTTGCTTACAATAGTATATTCGGGATTACTTAATGCACTATTATTACTTTCTATTATTTTATTTGTTTTTTCTTTTATCTTATCTAATACTTCTTTTTGTTTATTTATATATTCTAATAATTCTTTCCAGGTTTCTTTATCTAATTCCAATGGTTCTATAAAATTCATATCACTATATACTTGAAATTGTATATTTGATAATATTTCTTCTATTTTATATTTATTCATATTATTTACTCCTTTACTTTTTCTACTTAAAATAATAATCATTTTCTTCTGCTCTTTTATATAATCTTTTTTGTTCTTCATTTATATCACTCATTGTTTACCACCTTAATCCCTTGGTCTATTTCATAATTATCTTCTATGTCTTGTTCTATCATTTTATATTGTAATTCTAATGCTTCTATTCTATTTTTATAATTCTTTAATTGTGTTGCTAAAAATGTAAATCCTATTAATACAGTTATCATGCTTAATATAACTGCTATATTACTTATTAAATACCAATTTATTTTTTTCATTTAATCCTCCTATAATAATTCTTTAAATATTGCCATTAATACATTTACCACTATTGAATCCCCTGCAAGATGGTATAAACTTGAATCACTTTGGTTTTTTGCACATTTTTCAAAATCTTCATCTTTAACACCCATTAATCTAAAACATTCTTTTGGTGTTAATTTTCTTATTCTTAAATCATTTTTGTAATATGGATTAAATGATGTTGTTACAGAAATAGCTACATTTTCATCATATATCCTATTTTGTTGTTTCCATTGAGTGTTATTGTTAGAATCTTTTTCTCCTATACCTCCTAATACTCTAGGTTTAGTTACTACACCTCTATCACATTGAGTGGTTAATGTTTGTATTTTATTTTTTTGTACTGTTCCTCTATGATGCTCCATTCTACTTGATATATCTATTCCATCTCCATCAGTTGCTTCTAAATACCCTTTTTTAGTATCATTTTTAATTGGTATACAATGAGGACATCTATCACCTGATGCTGTTGTTAATGTATCTAATGATCCATCTAAATTTTGTATTCTATTATCTAATTGATACTGATGAAACTTAGTATTTATCATACCTTGCAACATTTTATCACTTAAATAGTATTTCTCATCTACATCTTGTTCTAACATATCTTTTAGTTTCTTTTTTAATGGTATAGGTTTAGGAAATGTATAATTATAATCTCCTAATATTGAAATCATAAAACAACGATTTCTTGTTTGAGGTATTTCATAATCAGTAGCTATTAAATCTTGAAAATAGTTTTTATATCCTAATTCTTCAAGTCTTAATTGCCATTTGTTAAAATCTTCAACATTACCCTCTCCATGTACCTGAGGGACATTCTCCATTAAAAGTATTTGTGGAAGTGTTCCTAGTTCTTTACATTCAGTAAGTATTCTTTCAACTTCCCATAACATACCACTTCTAGTTGAAGTATCACTCATACCCTTACCTTTTCCCGCAAGGCTTAAATCCTGACATGGGAAACTATATGTAAGAATATAATCATATTTGTCTTTATCTACTATTTCTAAATCTTTACCTTTTACTTGTTGTATATTTACTAAATTATGTGTTGTTTGAATATCATTATAAATGCCCCTTAAAGTATTTTCATTTAATCTTTGTATTTGTGCTTTAAACATAGGTTCATTGTAATTACTAGAAATTCCTTTGTTGTTTAAATATTCAATTAATTGTTCTTTTGATAAACCTTTTGAATAATCAATGTTATCATCGGTAAAATGTATATCTTTATATGCTTTAATACTTTTTACTGCCCACTCACATATTTTCCAATGTTCAAATGGTACACCTAAATATTTTAATGCTAATGCTTGACTACCATATCCTGCAAAAAATTCTATTAATCTTATAGGTTTAGTAATCTTATATTTAGAATATAACATTTCAAATATTGTTGTTTGTCCTTCCATTTAATTCTCCTCTATCTCTAAAATTACTTTTGTTTCACTTCCATACTCAAAACTATCAGTAAAAGCATATACATAATTTCTATTATCATCTTTTTATTTGCCATATTTAACCATTGAATCTAATATGAACTTCTTTGCAAAACAAATATTATCTAGATCTCTTTTCTTATTACCCTCTACCCAAGTAAAATGTATTTTAATTGGTTTATTATACTTAGGCATTGTTAATAGAAAATAATGTATTTGTTCTTCTATTTCTTTTTTCATCTTTGCTCCTAAGAATTTATTACTCCTACAAGCTCTAATATAGTCATTAAGTGATGGGAGCTTCATATTAATTTCATATTTCATTTATTACTCCTCAAAATAGAATTTTTTATACCAAGTTCTATCTCCATATCTGTTCTTTGTCGCAATAGTTTCATCTAATACTGGTCTTTCTTGTCTTATTTGTCTTATATACTCACTTAATCTTGTACAACCTAAATCAGTAAATGCTTGAAATGTTGTAATAGATCCAAATTTTTCTATATAATCAATTATTCTTTGTTTCATATTATCCTCCTATTTCTTCATATTTAATTGCATCTTGTTTTTTCTTTAATGCATTTAATTTTTCTTCTGTGCTTTGATAAGCATTTTTAAATCTTTTTAAATCACTTTCTTTTTGTGCTAGTAATTTTATATTTTCTTCACAAAATCTTGTTGCAAGTGCTTCAAAATAACTCATAGCAGGTTGTTTACCATCTTTTTCAGTATCCCAGTTATTTCTTTCTTCTATTGTTTTAATAGCTTTATTAATTTCTATATTAGTTTTTATTTCAATTAAGTCTTTTGTTAATCTTGCTATTATTTCTCCAATTATGTAATTAAGATTTGAATAAACTTCTATATTATGCGAATATTCATACATTGTATTTGGTTCTTCTATTAAAGTTTTAAATACTTCTCCATATAATTTTGCTATTTCATTGTTATCTTTAACTTTTTTTAATTCAAATGGGTTAAATAAATATAATTTATCATTCATATTTACCACCTAGAATGCTATATCATCATCACTAATTTCAATACTATCTCCAAAATCAGCAAATATTTGTGTATTATCTATTGACTCATTTTTAGGCTCAATTTTAGTTGTTTGTGTTTCAGTAGTAGAATTACTCTTACTTGATAGAAAATCTACTCTATTTGCCATAAAACTATAGTCATAGTGTTTGTTTCCTTTATCATCTTCCCAATTATGATTTCTTATCATTCCTGTTATACCTAACATATCTCCTTTATGACAATATTCTTTAATTGTTTCTGCTTGTTTGTTAAATACTACTATTGGTAAAAATGTAGTATCTTCTTTTGCATTGTTTATTGCTATATCTAAACTCATTACTGCTTTATTTTCTTTTGTATATCTTAATTCAGGTTCTTTTGTTATTCTTCCTGTTACATTAAAACTATTCATATTAAAACTCCTTTTCTATATATTCCAATTCACTTGGTCTTTTTTTATATTTCATACAATTTGCAAAATATCTTGCTCTTTTTTTTAATTCATCAATGCACTCATTATCTCTATAAAATTTTAATTGTTTATTGTGTATATCAGTTATTTCTACTAATATTGGATTTTCTACTTCATCATTTGTTAAAGTATTTACATTTAATACTCCATATTCAGTACCAGATGTATCTATTTGTATTTGTAATTGACAATAATATGAAGTTGGTATTGAATAATACTCTCCTAAATATTCACAATTGCCTTTTTTCTTTCTTTTCCATTTTTGAAATGTAGATTCTTTTATTATTTTATTTTCTACTGGTATTTGTGTTTCCGTTTCTCTAGCATCATAACTACATACTATTTGTGGTACATTTTTATTTGCTATTCTTTCATTTAAAATAAGTTCACAATTATTTGATTCAGCATAATAATTTAATCCATCTTCTTCAAGAATATTCCCTGCATCAATAGAATCATTATTCAATTCTTCATAATCTCTTAATCCTATTTTCAATTCCCATAGTTCTTGACATTCAGTACTATCAAAATTTAAAAGTTTATGAATTTCACTTGCTCCTATTGTTTTTTTTCTTTCTTCTCTTTCTTCTAAATTAAGCATTTTATTCTACCTTCTTATCTGCAAATAATAAATTAAATTGTTCAAGTAATGTTTTACATTTTTCTGTATCTTCATAATCTTTTACAAATTGTTCTCTTGTTGTTCCTAACTTTTCATAAACTACTTCTTTTTTTCCAAATGTTGTAACTGCTGCTGCAAATAATTTTTTTACTTTTGTTTGTTCTGCAGTCATCTTTTTTGTTTCTTCTTCTTCTTTCAATCTTTTTCTAATAGCATCAGGATCATCATTGCTAGTTGATATATTAAAAAACTTTAATAAAAAATATCTATTTGAATATGTAAGCCCACTACCAAATGCTTGAGAGCCATCACTTTGTTGCCCTACTAATCCCCATGGTATTTCTTCTGTTTCTAATGTTTCTATATCTTTCCATACAAACGACATTTCACTTGATACTAAAACATCTGCTACATCATTACCTTTTTTATCTTTGTAATTTACTATTTGTGTATTAAATGTACCTGGTACTATTTTTGGTATTAATCTTAATTTTAAATCTATCATTTTAGTATTTACTTTTAGTAAAATACTTTCTTCATCAACATAAGAATATCCATACCCATCTTTATTTTTATGCATGATGCATACTTCTTCTTTTATTTCTTGTAATTTTTCATCAATACTTTTATATTGTTTTTTTTCTTCTTTCATTTTCTCTTCTCCATTTCTTTTATAAATTCTTTAAAGAAAACATATTCTTTATATTTCTTATCTTGTAATTCTTTTATCTTAAAACTATTCTTTCCATCTTCTTTTGATAATGTATTTAATGTATTACTTTCTTTAAATAGTTTTTTCTTTTCTAAATATAAATCTCTCATTCTATCTCCTCTATGTATAACTCTTGTATGTCATCAAAAATATATTTTTTAGAGTGATTATTGTATAAGTTATAATTAGTTTCTATCCATTCCTTTATATCAATTCTATTTTCTAAATCTCCAGGAACATCTAAAGTAGTAATTACTGTGCAAGTTATTTGTACTTGTTTAGTTCCTACTTCTTTTGGTTCAGGTGGTATAAGTCTTTGATTTTCTAAATATTCAAAATCCATTATTTAACCTCCTTTTGTAATTGTTTTATTGTTTCTGTAAGTTCTTCTATTATTGCTTTACTTTCTTTTTCATACTCTTTAAACTTTTTATGTTCTTCTTTCCATTTTGTTTTATAACTATCTTTTTTTATTTCTTCTATTAAGTAGTTTTGTTCTACTTGTGCTAAAGCTAGTGCTTGTACTACCTCATCTATTCTTCTTATTTCTTTTCTTAAACTTGTTTTTGCTTGTATTTTTATTTTTAAATATCTTTTTATTAAATCTTTCATTTTATTCCTCCTTATTCTTCATTGATCCAGTCATAATCGAAAAGTTCGATTTTGTTATTATTATTTATACTATTCTCTTCTATTCTATTCTTATCTATACTGTGTATACAGTTTGTATCCAGTGTGTATACATTGTTGTTATCTAGTCCTATTTGTTTAAGTTCTTCTTGATGAATCGTTGGTTTTACTCTGTCATTTTGTAAATAGTTATTCATTCTCCAATGTCTTATTACTATTACTCCTGATTCAAAAGGAATAATAAATTGTTTTGATACTAAAACTTTCAAATCATCTTCTTTTAATCCTGTAAACAAAAGTATTTTTTTCCAATTATCTACAAAGCCATCATCATCTGCTCTCATACCTAGTTCGTAATAGAGTAATCTACTTGATATTGGCATTTCTAAGAAGTTATCAGTATCTACTACACTAAGACTAAACATCCTTTTGTTTGCCATCTTATCCTCCTTGATTTTTTTCTTTATTTTTGTTACAATTAAAAATGTAAATTATTTTTATAATTTATTTTGTGAGTTATTCAATGACATTTTCGATGGGTCTGTTGGATAACTCTTTTTTGTTTATTTGTTCATTATTTAACATTAATAAGAAAGTTGCTAACACACCTATCACTACGATTAGTGCATATCCTATAAGATCTTTCATAGTTTCACCTCCTTTATATTCCTAACATTTCATTTACTATCTTTGTCAGTGCTAATTTTTCTTTAGTAACTGGTATTAGATAGTTTTTTTCTTTCATTATCTTTCTTGCTTCATTTATTATTTTTAATGCTTTGTCATATCCTAAGTTTGGTATCATCTGTTGTAAGTCTTTTGCTGTAACATATAATTTCATTCTTTTCCTCCTATTCGTGATTATACTCACTTATAATTTTAAAAAAAATATAAGCATTAGTTTCATAGTATTCTAGCATTTTAATTAGTGTTTCCATCTTTAATACACTTGCATCTCTTTCATATTTATATAATGATGTAGTATTTATACCTACATTTTTACAAACATCTTCAGCCGATAATCTTCTTTTTAACCTTAAAGAGCGAAGTTCATTTGCTACAATTTTACCATCTATTTTCATTCTACACCTCCTTTATGTTGACTCTATTATATCGTGATTATACTCACTATGTCAATAGGTTTTGTGATTTTTTTCACTTTTTTTATTGTAAAGTTGTAAAATTATGATAAAATAAAGGTTGAAAGGGTGTTGTTATGAGTAAAATTTTTAGTGAAAATTTAAAATATTTAAGAAAATTAAAAAAAATATCGCAACAGCAACTAGCTGATAAGCTTAATATTGATAGGTCTACCATATCAAGATGGGAAAGTAATGATATAGATCCTACAGTTAGTAATGTTATTTCTATTGCCAATTTATTAGGAATACCTGTTGCTGATTTAGTAGGAAGAGATATTAGAGAAGAAGATTTGCTTATTGATGAATTAGAAACTTTATTTCTCCAAAATAAACATTTACTCACAGATGATGACAGAGATACTATTAAATTTATTATAGAAAAGAGAGTGAAAGAAAATAATGGCAACACATAAAGGAACACCTACTAAGGATGGTAGATGTTGGTATTTTACAAAATATAAAGATGGTGTAAATCATACCTCTAAAAAGTTTATGACTAAAGAAGAATGTTCTAAAGCTGAATCAAAGTTTATTTTAAAAAATGATAATCCTATTAATAAAAGATTTGACTTAGTTGCAGAAGAATATTTAGAATCTCTTACTCAAACTAAAAAAGAATCTACTATATATACTTATTTAAAGGATTATAATAAGCATATATACCCTTATTTCAAGAATTTTTATATAAATAATATAAATACTCAAGATATTAAGAAATGGGCTGAAAACCTGCTTAAAATGGATTATAGTATAGAATATTTAAATAAAATATATCATCTACTAAAATCTATATTTGATTATGGGATAAAAAATTATGGTTTAGAGATTAATCCTGTTGCTATTTATGGGAGATTTCAAACAAAACATGACAAAATAATTAAAGATGAAGAAAAACTTAGATATATTACTAAAGAAGAATTTGATAAATTTATTTCTGTTATTAATGATCCTTTATGGCATTGTTTTTTTATCACTCTTTATTATACAGGATGTAGGCTTGGAGAAGTATTAGCACTTACTTGGGAAGATATTAACTTTAATAAAAATGAAATATATATAAATAAAACTCTTTATAGTGTTAAAGGTAATTATACTATTACTTCTACTAAAACAAACAAAAATCGTATAATAAAAATGAGTAAAACTCTTAATGAAGAACTTTACTCTTATTATTTAACTCAAAAGACATATAAAGATTATATTGATACTTGGTTTGTATTTGGTGGTAGTATACATTTAGCTACTACTACTATAAATAGACATAAACATAAATATTTTGAAGAATCTGGAGTACATGAGATAACTATACACGAGTTTAGGCATAGTCATGTATCTTTACTTATAAATGAATATATCAAAAATAATGGTAAAGATATGACATCTTTTTTTACAATGTTATCATCAAGAATGGGTCATACAATAAATGTTATGCAAAGGACATATATGCACTTATTCCCTGCTGTGCAGGATGAAATAGTTGATTTATTAAACAATTTATGATACAATTTATTTAGTGTTAAACTTAGTGCAGAAAATAAAAACCCTTATAAAATAAGGGTAAATAACATATTGGTAGCGACGGGGGGAAACTTAAAAATATAAAACCTTGTTTAACAATATGTTGTAATATAACATAATGCACTATCTAATTAGTGTATTTTTTTATCAAAAATGACTCAGATTTAGTGTGGATTTAGTGTGAAAATTGGAGGCATTATGAAAAATAAAAGTTCAAAATTAGCAAAATTAGAAAAAAGTAGATACTCAATATTTACTGATGACTTAGATACTTGCATGTTATGTGGTATGAGTGCTACTGACCTTAATGAAATATTTAGAGGAAGGAACAGACAAAATTCAATGAAGTATGGTGCTGTTATGCCTCTATGCAGAAAATGTCATACTTATATGACTGATAATGCAGAACTTGAAAATAAATGGAAAGTAAAAGCACAAAAAAAGATGATGGAGTTTTATAATATGAACGAAGATGAATTTATAGAAATATTCAAACGTAATTATTTATAAAACATGTCCCCTCATTGTCCCTTAATATTTTATATAATTAAATTGTAAATTGGAATAAATTATTATAACCTCCGTATTCGTTTTGTAATAATCTGGCAAAATTCAATTTATGTTGCACTTGTCTATCAGGATAAGTGCCTTTTTTTATGGGAGTATTAATTGGGAACTAGGAAAGATACACAGGTGCTAGTAGAGGGTTAAGCAGTATCTTTATAAAAAGGTGATGATAAATGAGTAATATAGTACAAATAATGTTACAACTTTGGAATATGGATACTATGGACTGGTTAGGATACGATAACTTAGAAAGATATTCATTTCATCATTTAACTAAAAAATGTGATGGTGGAGAAAAAACAATATCAAATGGAGGAATTCTTCATCAAAATTCACATTCATATCTTCATACTATCGAATATTATGATTTTGACAAATATGTATATCTTAACAACATATTAAGGCAAGTCAATATTCAAAGAACAATGACATCTCAAGAACAATTAAAACAAATACGAGATGTTCTTATGGAATTTCAAAGAGAATATGAAGGGAAATTATCGTCAAGAGAAAAGCCTATTATAAAAGATGAATACAAATTAATTTTGTAGACATCTTAGAGTAGATAATCCCCCTAACTTGTCTACTCTAACATGTTTATAAAGGAGGGATAAATATGGAATATTGCATATGTATATGTGGGACACTAATCATATTATGCATTATTGATAAATTAGGAGGTAAAAGAAAATGAAATATGAATTTATTAAACAAGATGATGATACAACTATCTTAAAGTACAAAGATAAAGAGTTTACTATTAAAAAAGATGTTGAATTGCAAAAAGAGTTTCAAAGCATTAATAAAAATGCAAGAGTAAAAATGATGCTTGATTTAACTAAACAAGGAATAACAAGCAATGACTTAATAATAATTAAAAAGAATGGAAGCAAGACTTATGAAGATAAATCAAACCTTATTCAGTTAGAACAAGGATATATTCAAGAAGCTTCAATAGATTTATTTCAAACATTAAGTAATAAATATTTTAATATGCCATTAGAGAACCTAATTGCAGATATTGGACTTACTGAAGAAGAAAGTACAAAGTTTGGAAATGATTTTGCTTATGCCCTTGCTGGTAAGTCATCTCCCAGTCAAAAATAGTAAAACTTATTTCTGCATTGCATATGAAAAAGATTTTGAAGAAGCATATGCTTTCTATTGTGCAAGATATGAAAATATAAGTTTACATGAGTTTTTACATTTAGGTATGACTGAGTTTAATATAAAACTTAATAGTATACCTGAATCTGAACCATTATTTACTATTTTAAAATCAAGAGTAATAAATACATCAAAAATAAAAGATAAAGAGCAAAGAAAATATTGGAATGAATTAAAAAGAAAAAACAAAATACCAAGTGAGTATTTATCTACAAGTGAAATACTTACTGATTTAAAACAATTTACAAAGGAGAAAAAATTATGATAAATGAAACATTAACAGATTATATGAAAAAAATTATTTTATACAAAGAAATATGCATGTATAAAGATGAAGAAAAAGGAATAATCTATCCATTAACACCTCAACACTTACTTGCAAGAGTTGATTATTTAGAACTAGATAAAGGTGAAGTTGAAAAATACAAGTTTGACCAAAAGATAGATAAAAAAGAATACAAAATGTATGACTGTGAAAAACCAGTATCAAAATATCAATTAACTAAAAACAAAGAAGATATGTATACTATAACAAATATGAAATTCAAAGGTACTCATATATGGAATGTATCTAATCAAGCAGGAATACATGAAACTTTTGAAAATAAAGAAGAAGCTATTAAATTATGTGATGAAATTAACTCAAAAATATTAGAAGTATTAAAGGATTAATATGAAGAAGGTAATTGTTTACTTCAAACTACTTAATTCAATTGGTGGTGTTGAATCGTGGCTTTATTACTTATCTAAAAAGTTTGAATTTGAATTTTATTACAAAGATGGCGACCCTATTCAAGTACAAAGGTTAGCAAAAAATATAAAAGTTAAAAAATACACTGGTGAAAAATTAGTATGCGATACATTTATAGTTAATTATAATCCAGATATTATTGATAACGTAGAAGCTAAAGAATACATTATGATGATTCATTGTGATTATTCAGCAGTTAAGTTTAATCCAATAACACACCCAAAATTCACAAAATATATAGGTGTAAGTCAATATGTATGTGATGTATTTACAAAATTGACAGGAATACCAAGTGAACTATGTTATAACCCAGTATATTTAGACAAACCAAAAGTTGAAAAAGATGGGAAATTACATTTAGTTAGTGCCACAAGATTAAGTAGTGAAAAAGGTGGCTGGAGAATAGATAAATTAAGTTCTATATTAGACAAGTCAGGAATTGATTATGACTGGACTATCTATACAAATAAAAAGCCTAGATTTAATAGTCCACATATAATATTAAAAGACCCTAAGTTGGATTTGACTGAAGAATTTGCAAAGGCAAGTTATGTGGTGCAATTAAGTGATGCTGAAGCTTTTTGTTTAAGTGTTGTAGAAGCCCTTACATTAGGAACACCAGTTATTGTTACTGATTTACCTGTTTATAAAGAAATAGGACTTAATAAAAAAAACTCAATAACTATTCCTTTATTGTTTAATAGCTTTGATATAGAGGAATTATATGAAAGAAAGTTTGTATACTCTCCACCACAAGATAATTGGGAGAAATACTTACCTACTGAGAAAACATATGATCCAAATAAAATAGTAAATACAAAAGTAATTAAAAGATATACAGATATAGATTTAGGTAAAAAGTTTATTAAAGAAGATATTGTACCTATGTCAATGTATAGAGCAAGTTACCTAGAAAGTAAGGGATTAGTAGAATGGTAATATTAGTACTTAGTTGTGATAAAGATGAAGATATATTTGAAGCATTCCATCATTGTATAGAAAAATATTACCCTACTCATCCTGAAATTATATATTCAACTGAAACAATAAAGAATCCATATTATAAAACTATATGTAAAAACTATCCATTAAATAAATGGACTAGAAGAATTAGAGAAACATTAAAAGAAATACAAGATAATAAAATATTAGTTATGATAGATGACATATTTATACATAGTAAGGTAGATGTAGAAAGAATTGAATATGCTAGAAGTAATTTAAAAGACAATATAGCATTATTTAATTTTGAGAAAGCATTTGATAGTAAAGATAAAGAAACAGGATTAAATGGGTTCAAATTAAGGTCTAAAGGCAGTGATTATGAGTTAAGTTTACTATGTGGGCTATGGAATAAAGAAAAATTAATAAAAGTGTTAGAGAAAGACAGTGATCCTTGGTCTGTGGAATATAATCAAGAAACTAAAGGCTATGATTATTATATTAATTCAGGAGATTATATTATTGACTGGGGATATGAATACTTAAAACCTTGTGGACTATTTAAAGGTAAATGGACTCATAACATTGTAGAGTTCTTTGAAAAGGAAGGAATTAAAATTGATTATGAAAAACGAGGGTTTAAAGATTAGCATCATTACACCATATTATCAAACATTAGAACAAATAAAAAAATTAGCCAATATCTTAGAACCACAATTAACAGAAGATATTGAATGGATAATAGTAGATGATGGGTGCAATGAGAAAGAATTGGATAAAATTAAAGCAAAAGTAGTACATTTAGAAGAAAATTCAGGAGGTGCTAGTATTCCACGTAATGTAGGATTAGATATTGCACGTGGTAAATATATTTGTTTTATAGATGCTGATGACTTAGTTAGTAATGACTATATAAGTACGATAGTAAATAAAACTAAAGAGGAATGGGATTATTGCTTATTTAGTTGGAGAGGTACTCACCCTATCATAATTACTGATATGCCTCCTAAATGGAATTGTTGTGTATGGAATTGTGTATATAAAAGAGAATTAATTGGAGATACACATTTTAGAAAAGATTTAAAAATGGCAGAAGATTATTTCTTTAATAAAGAAGTTAGAAAAGGTAAAAAAGCAAATATAACAAAGATATTATATTATTATAACCAAACTCCAAATAGTTTGAGTAAAAGAGGAGAAACATTTAATGAAAAATACAGAGTATAAATATATCATAATGTGTGGTGGAGAATATAAAGAATTTGAAACACCCAAACACTTATTAGAAGCAAATGGAGAACGTATAGTTGATAGAACTATAAGATTATTAAAAGAAAATGGTGTAAAAGACATAAATATAAGTAGTAATAACCCATTATTTGATTCATGTGGTGTAAAAAGATTAGAACATATTAATACTTATATAAATACAGGTAAGAGTGAAACAGGATATTGGTTAGATGCATTTTATCCAGTAGAAGAACCTGTTGTTTATTTATGGGGAGATGTTTATTTTAGTGATGATGCTATCAAAACAATAGTTAATTATAAAACTAAAAAAAATGTATTATTTGGTACAAGTGATGCTCTAAATAAATATCATCAAAACTGGGGTGAACCTTTTGCTTATATAGTTAATAATTATGCTACATTTTTTAAGGCAATAGAAGATGTAAAAAGATTAAAAGATTTAGGTAAATGTAAAAGAGAACCAATAGTATGGGAATTATATAGATATTTACATGGCTTAGATATAAACAAACAAGTAATAACTGAAGATTATGTTGCAATAGATGATGGAACTATTGACATAGATTCCCCTAGCGATATAGAAAGATTAGGTAAATGGAATTAGAAAGTCTAAAAAAAGTAAGAGAGTTAGTTATTGATATAGTAGATACTTCTAACATACCTACTGAAGATAAAGTAGAGTTGTTATTAAATCTTTATCATTTCCTTGATCCTGAAAAATATGAAAAGAATATATTAACATTGAAAGGAAGTGAATAATATGCCTTGGAAAAGTGAAGCACAAAAAAGATGGGATAATAGTCCAGCAGGTATTAAAGCATTAGGTGGTAAAAGTAATGTTGAAGAATGGAACAAAGCAACAGGCAATAGACCTTTACCTCAATATGTACCTAAAAAGAAATCTAAATAAAGGTGGTGAGACATAATGGCAAATACTCAAAATCTTATTCCTGGAGGACACAAGCTAACACAAGAAGAACAGTCGATGGGTGGTATTGCATCAGGAAAAGCTAGAAGAAGAAATGCCATTATAAGAAACTCATTACAAAATATTCTTAATAGTGGTATTAAAATCCCAATAGTTGATCCTGATAAACCAATAGACAAAGATATAGAAAACTTACTTACTAAATTAAAGGCTATTGGTGTAGATACAGAAAATATATCATTAGTAGACTTAATGAACTTAGGTCAAATATTAGGTTCAATGTTTGGTAAACCTGAATGTTATAGAGCATTATTAGAAAGCAGTGGTGAATTAATAGAGGGAGAAGAAACACAAGTGCCTACTCCTTCACTTGAAATAACTATTAAAGATAATTCACATCTCGAAAAGGATTTATATGAAGCAAATAAACATTGATGACTTTATAAGAAAAAATGATTTGAATACAACTGAAAGAATGGAGGTGTTAGGTATGGAGTTTATAAAAGTTGGAGATAAATATATGTTAAAAGGTTCTAATGGCATAATCGTTGATGAAAAAGAAAAGCTACAATTAGAAAATAACGAAATGGTTATTAAAGATTTTAAGAGTAATAAGTGTCAACAAGAAACTACTAAAAAAATAAGCAGAAATAAAAAAAGAATTGAAGAGATAGATAATGGAAATATCAAAAAAACAAAATAGTTTACGTGAAGATATAATAGCAAAAAATAAATATGAAATATTTGTATTAGGTAGTACTCAAAGTGGTAAGACATTTATAATATCAGAAGCATTAATAGAATATTCTCAAGCATTATATAATTATGATCCTAATAAACAATATTATGGTGCTATTATTGGATGGACTATTAGTGCATTAGATGGAAATATAGTTGAGGCATTAAAATTACATTTAAACAGTTATGGTTTGAAGAATAATAGAGATTATAAACTAGTATGGAAGAATGAAGAAAAAAGTATAAGTTTATTTAATATCAAATATTTCTTTTCAGGATTTAATAATGTAAAAAGTTTTAACAATATCCTAGGTAAACCTTTAATATGTATTTGGGTAGATGAAAGTGCCAGGATATATTCATATAAAGAATTACACGATTCTTATAAGCAACTAAATGGTAGACAAATGAGTTTCGCAGGTCATCCATATTTAAAAAGAATAGAGTCATTCAATGTTGAGGGTTCTGATAGACACCCTTATAAAGTTGATTATATAGATAATAAACCAAATGCTATACATTACACATTCTTTCCATATGATAATCCATTACTTGATACAAAAGAAAAGATAAACCAAGTTGTAAATATGTTTCCAGCAGGTTCATTAAGAGAACAAAAGGTATTTAATAGATGGGTAGTTGCAGAAGGTAAAGTATTTAATCAATTAAACATAATACAAGAGTTACCAAAGCACTACATAATAAGAGAGATAATAATTGGCATAGACTATGGTTCAGTAAACCCTACTACCTTTGTACCAATAGCATTATGCTTTGACCAAGTAATGAAACAATGGAAAATGGTACGATTAAAGATATATTATCACGATTCTAAGATAGAAAATGATAATCCTACTACTGAATACTACTCTACTCAATTAAGAATGTTTATGGTGTACTTAAAGAGTATATATCCAGGAATACCAATTACAAACATAGTAGTAGATAGTGAAGCATCACATTTTGATAATCGTTTGACTGTTGATGGTATACCTCACTCAATGACACATAAGATAACAGTTGATGAGGGTGTTCAATATATGCAAAGTTTATTTTATAAAGGATACTTAGAAACATTAGAAAGCCCATCTATAAGATACTTTACTAATGATGGTCATTATCAAGAAAGTGGTAAAGATGAAGGTGTTATAGAACTAGATTCTTACCAATATGACAAAATAAAGAGTGAGAATACAGGTACTAACTGTTATAAAAAAGACTTGGATCACTCAATAGATGCTGAAAGATATGCATTAATATTAATGAAAGATTTAGGACTAGCTCCAGTGGTATAGGTGATTAAATGAAAATAAAATGTAAGAAAACAAAGAGATTTTTAATAGATATTCAAATAGAAGAATATTTACAAGCATTAGAAGATATGGGTGTTAGTCAAGAAATACCACTTAAAATAGTCTTACCATGTCCTAGATGTCATAAAATAGAAGAATATGAAATATATAAAAGTCATTATGTATTTGTGGGAAATGTAGAGAGATAAAAGATGTCCCTTCACTGTCCCTTGATAAATGATACAATTAAGATGATAAAGAAGTGCAATTTTTATCGATATGGGCTGAAAGGTCGCATATGAAGGCATATTATCGAGGAGGGTAATATGCTTTTTTTACGTAAAAGATGGAAATTGTACTTATACTTGAACAATTTATGTATAAAAAAGATTTACATAGATGAAGAAACAAAACCAAAAGATGAAATATTTGTAATAAATGTATGGTTCAAAAAGAATTTATTTAATTCTAATCATATTAAAGCAGTAGTTAGACCTACTAAGTTAATTTATACAAATGATAAAAAGAAAGAAACTCATTGGGAGTTCGAATATGAGAAAGGAATTGATATTTAATGTTTGGAACTATAAAACCAAGTAGCTTGCTTCAAACACCTTATATCAATGTCAAAGTCAAAGTAGTTCAACCAGGAACAACTAATGGGAAACCTAATATCAGATATGAAGATAAATATATAGTTTCACCTTCTGCTAAGAAAATTGCTACTTATATAAAAAATCAAATATTTGGTAGTGATTTAGTAACACAAACAGAAGGACTTGATATTAATTGGTTAATGCCTACTCTATCAGAGGCTTTAGAAAAATCAATATATCAAAAAGAAAGTTTTATTTACATTCATAAGTTTGATAATAAAGTTTACCTAGAATGTTTAAATAAGTGCGACTTACATGACTTAGTACAAAAATACGATAAGGTAATGAGTGCTACTTTAATTCAAGAATTTGAAACAGATAAACAAAAATACGAATTAAAAAGATACATAACAATAAACAATGGAACTTCAACAATTAGATTTGAAGCAAATCAATTAAAAAACAATAAAGATTACATTCCTGTATCAATAGAAAAGTTTAATAGCATATTTGGTACTGATTATAAACCAATATATAACTTACCATATGAAGTATTAATCAATATAGATATAGGTCAAGAGTTCTTTAAAGATAGTGAAAAACTACTTAATGAAGAAATGGAAATATTCAATACTATTGTAGAAGAAGTAGAAAAAACAAAAACAAGAATTGTTACTACTCAACATTATCAAAGTGGAGATATAGCAACAAAATGGCAACCTACTTCAAATCAATATAATGTTCAACAATTATCAGTAGGACATATGGCTGATTATTTCACATTACTTCCAGGAGATAAAGAACATCACTTATTCCAGTTCTTACAAGGTGATATAAGAATACAACAATATCAAGACACATTTAAGTTTTTAGATTACCAAGTAATACAAATGGCTGGATTAAGTCCTGCAAGTTTTGGATATGAAAAAGACTCATATCAAAATGTAGCAAGTGTTGATTTGAGTGGAAATGCTAGTGAGATGACTGTTGAAGCAATAAAGAAACAATTAGAACCACAAATCAATAAATTAATAGAAAATATAGTTAAGTTGCAAATAAGTCAAAATATGACTGAAAATGCTATACCAAGCGATTTAGTTTGGGATTATGGAACAAATGAGATTATAGATGATGCTAAGAAGATAAATACTTTACAAGCAATTCAAAGAACAACAAGTGTTCCATATAGTGTTAGAGCAAAGATAATAACTCCTATTTTAAATAAATTAATTGATACTCCTACTACTGAAGAAGATTTAGTAAAAGAATATCAAAATCAAGAAAATAAAATGAATATTGAATTTGGAGAAATTTAATGAAAGCATTAGACATTTTTATAGAAGATAAAGTATGGGAAATGAATGTTAAGTATGTAAGAATGATGAGGAAAACAAAAGAAAAGTTTTTTGAATACTTACAAGAGAACAGGTCAATAGAAGATTATAAACGTGGTATCAGAGAATTATGGGATATAGATCATAGTTTTATGGATGATTCTATTAAAGAGTTAGAAAAGATGGTATCAGAGCGAGATATAGCAACATATAAGAAATATGAGAAACCATTAACTAAACAAACAAGTGAAAAGATTACTAATGGGAAACTATATTATAAAAAACAAGATAAAAGATTTTATGCATTAAATCCTGATAGTGATTTTACAAAGATAGAACAACAATATGTTAATAAACATATCAAATACTACGAAAGACAAAAAGAAATATTAAATAAAACATTAGACCAAGAAGAATATCTATCCCAGATGGTAGAAAAATATGACAGATTAGATAAGACTATACCTTACTTTAATAAAAATGGAACATTAAAATGCTATAACACAGTAGCAACCTATAATTCAATGCTATATAACTGGAATTTAACACATTCTGCTTGGAATAGAACACAATATGATGCTGAGGTATTAAACCACCATTTATGGTATTTACCTGCTCATCCATATGCTTGTGAGATATGTGCTTATTATCAAGGCAAAGTATATGCAGACAAAAAAGGATTAGGTTACCCACTTAAAGAAAATGCAGTTGAAGCTGGAGTCGGGCATCCTAATTGTAGACACGTATGGACTTTATATTGGGATAAAGCACAAATTCAAGAAGAAAAGTGGGACTCTCCAGAAGATATAGAAGCTTATAAGACTAAACAAAAAATACAAAGTTTAGACTTAGAAAAATCAAGACTTTTGTCAGATAGACGTATCTACCAAAGTCTAGGCGATCAAGCCAAAGTCGATGAATGCACATCTAAGATAAAGACATTAAGAACAAAAATTAATGAACTTAAATAGACCAGACTTGTATGTCTATAAACTATAAGATGGTATACCAAATAAAAATTGCACTCCTTAGTCGCGAAAGGAGAAAAATTATTTTATGGATATTAAAAAGTATATTACCAACAAAGATATTGAAATCACAAACGATGACATCAATATCGACAAACTTACTCAAGATTTAAGAAAGGGTTATGTTTCATCTGATGAAGTAGATTCAAAAGTTAAGACAGCAGTAGAAGAAGCAAATAAGACTTCAAGTGGTACATTAGCAGATTTACAAAGTAAATATGATGATATATCAAAGAAGTATGAAGATGTAGAAGCAAGAAATGTAAGTTTAACAGAATCTAACAAACGTGTAGAACTAGAAAGAGATATGGCTTCATATGGTTTTAAAAAAGAAAACTTTGAAGAAGTATCAAAATTAAGAAATAGTTTATATGCTGAAGATGATAACGAAACAGCACTATCTAAAATTGGAGAGAAGTTTAAAGGTACATACTTCCCTGAATCAAACAAAGTGGCAGATGTACCAAACGAACCAGGTTTTAAGTCTAATGCAGATGTAAAACCAAAAGAACCTGTTATAACTCGTAATACGAGTATATCAAGTTTATTAAAACTAAAATAAAAGAAAGAAGGATTAATTTATGAATTATACAGAAATAGGTCTTGACTTACAAAGTACAGTTAAGAGAATTTATCAAAACGTAGTTTATAGAAGTTCATTCTATAAAATGCTAAACGATTCTTATATTGGTGAATTAAGAAACTCTGGTACACCAATGATAGAAGTATTAAAATCACAAGATGTTACTATCAACACAAGAGAAACAAAGGAAATTGCTAGTCAATTAACTCCATCATTAATGGCATATGATTCAGTAAAAGTTGATTTAACTGAATTACCAATGGATTATTCAATAAGAATACCTATATTAGTAACAGGATCAGGAATTGCTAATGCATTAGATTCAGCATTACAAAAGAAAGATTCAGCAGTTGCTAAAGCAATAGACATATATGGATTTGGAAAACTTGAAAACGATGCAAACATAGTTGAAAAAGCATGGAATCCATCAACAAAAGAAGAATATATTGACACATTAACTGGTTTAAGTGCAGATATGTTCAATAACGATATATATGACACATACAGATTAGCTTTAAATGCTACTGAATATGGTAAATATGTAGCATCTCTAACATCAGTATTAAAATATGAAACAATGGCTGGTGTTGAAGGTGTAGATAGAGGAATCATAGCAAGAGCTTATGGTGTAGATGCTTTCCAAGTAAATGACACTGTATTAGGTGATGCTATTGGTTACTTCTTTAACCCAATGGCAATAGTTGGAGATGCTTTCTTTGATGCATTTGTACAACATGTTAGTCCACAAGGATGGCCTGGATACTTCGTATTTGAAGGAAATATCTTATTTGGTGCTGAAGTTGTAGAACCAAAAGCAATATTCAGATTAGTTGAAGAAGTATCAGCATAGTTAGAAAGGAGGTCTATTTATGACTTTCTTTACGAAAGAAGAATTTGAAACAAAATATTCTATCGAACTTGAAGAAACATGGAAGATAGAATCAGCAAGTGAAATGATATATTCACAAGTAGGATTAAAGTATCGTAATCCTTCGTGGACTACTGATACTGTTCCTACTGCTATTAAAAATGCAAGTATGGAACAATTAAGATTCATGCTTGAGTATGATATTCCATTAATTGACTATAAAGGAAGTGTTAAGGCTGGAGAGATGGTAAGCGAATTAAGTTCTGACTACTCTACTCTAGCACTTAGAATACTTGCTAATAATGGATACTTATATAGAGGAAATCCAATAAATACAAATATGAGTGTTAATATGCCTTTTGGTACTAACTAATTTAATGAATGGAATTTTATATCAATACAATAGGAACTCAGAAGATTCACCATATGATGATGAAGATATAACAGAAGTTCCTATTAAATTATGTCCTTATAATCAAGATACACGAGTTTCATTTGGAGTTTATACAACGAGTGAAGCAACAGGTTATTTTATAGTTAAGGGAAATGTTGATATAAAACAAGGTGATGAAATTGAATTTAATGGAGAAAGACACTCAGTATTGGAGATTAAAGATAACTGGATTTGGAATAAAATAGTAAACATTACAGTCTTACTAAAATGAATTATTCTGTTGAAGTTCAACCAAACAAAAAAGTAGAGCAAGGTTTGAAGAAATTACCAGATGAAACTATATACAAAACGGCAAGAAAAACATTGGACTTATCACAAACACATATTCCAATGAGTGCATTGCTAAGACATAGTGGAACTTTAAGAAAGTCTACAATGGCAAGAGGTGTACGAGGTTCAAATGGCGATTACTATCTAACCTCTCCTACTAATTACGCTACTAGAGTATGGAATCTATCAGATAATGGTACAAATTGGACTACATCAGGTACACACTCTAAATGGTTTGCATGGACTTTAAAAACATATAATAAACAAATTGAAGATAGTTCAATTAACGAGGCATGGAAGGATACAATGTAATGAAAAATCTAGTATTAATCGATTATATACAAAGTTTATATTCTACTTTTAAGGTAAAAGCTGAATATTCTACTAACAATGAAGATGAAGAAGTTATAGTTATTCAGGAACAACCAGGGCAAAAGATAGTATTCTTTGGTGATATAGATCCTCTATTTAATTATTATGAAATAGTTATATATGGAAAATCAATAAGAGAAATGAAAACAATGGCTACTGAGTTAGGCGACTTAATTGGGAAACATATTATTTATGAATATAAATATAAAGATTCGCAAAAAGTTGTACATAAAGAAAAGTGGCAAATAATATTCAAACAATACTCTAACCCACAAGCAATTGAATATATGGATATTCGTAGAGTTGGATATTCAATGGTATTTCAATGTATTGTGAATAGAGTTGCTTAGGAAAGGAGCAAACAATGAACGAATTTTATGTAACAAATCGTGATGTTATTAAAAACCTTGCAATAAATACAGGAACTTCATTGAGTCCAACATTTACTACTCTATGTACTGCAAGTGAAATAACATTAAACACAGATTTTGAAGAAAAAGACTGGTACGTTTACTGTGATGCTATTCAAAGAAGTATTATCACAGGTGTAGCAATGTCTTTAGAAGGAACAATAAAATTAGATATTAACAATACTGCTATTCAAAAAATACTAGGAAACATTCATACATTAGTAGAGAATGGAACAATAAGCCAATTTAATAATATTGAAGCAAGATTTGATTTATTAACTGGTGTAAACAATGGTGTTTTAGAATATACAAAATATGAAGTTAATACAAAACTTACTTTATCATCATTAGGTGGAGCTGCTGAAGATGAAGGTCAATTTGATTTCACAATGACTATCAATGGAACTGGAGAAGAAGTAAGTGCTTAAAACTCTTTAAGGGTTAAGGGGATTTACCCTTTAACTCTTTTTTAATAGAAAGGAGTGAAAAAATGAACAATGCAAATGGTGGTAATGTAATCTACCATTTTAAAGGTGATACCAAGGACTTAGATAGTAAAGTCAGTAAGGTAGCAAGTGGTGTTGGTAGTGCTTTTAAAGTAGCAGCTGGGGCAATTGCCGCTACTACAACAGCAGTAACTGCTTTAGTGACTGCCTCAGTTAAAGGTTATGCAGAATTCGAACAATTAGAAGGTGGACTTGAATCAATGTTTGGTAAAGGTTCAACTGAAATGAATTCTATTATTAAATCATCAGAAGATGCATATAAAAGTTTAACAATGAGCCAAAATGAATATTTGAATGCATTTGAAGGATCTTATATGTTAGTAAAAAATGGTATGGCAGATCAATCAAAAGCAATAGAATATACAAATAAAACATTGCAATTATCTTCTGACTTATTCAATACATATGGTGGTAGTACAGAATACTATCAAAATGCTATTGACTGGGCTTTAAAAGGTACTTATTCTTACTTGGATAATTTAAATTTAGGTATTAAAGGTACTCAAGAAGGATTTGTTGAAGCAGCTAATGCATCAGGTATTTTAGGTAGAAGTATTAAAGATGTAAAGGAATTAACCAATGAAGAAATAATAGATGTAATACAACATTATGCACAAGAAGCTGGTGCTTGGGGTAAAACTCAAGAAGAAGCTGGAAAAACAATACAAGGTTCATTAAACATGACAAAAGCAGCATGGAGCAATTTTGTTACTGGTTTTTCAAAAGATGGTGCAGATATGGGAAAATTAACAGAGGAATTAGTTAACTCAGCAGTAACATTTTTAAATAATTTATTCCCAGTAATAGAAAGAGCTTTAGGAGCAATAGCTGATGCACTTCCAGGTGTAATAGAAAGTATAATTTCAAGACTTCCTGGTTTACTTCAAAGGATATTGCCTAGTTTGATACAAGGTGCTATTTCTTTACTAAAAAGTCTAAGTGATTCGCTTCCTTCATTAATTCCTGTATTGATGGATGGGATAATTTTAGCTATAAAAAGTCTTGTAAAAATATTGCCTCAGTTAATTCAAAGTATTATTTCTGGTGCAATTTTAATAATCCAAGCATTAGCTGAGGAACTGCCTACACTACTCCCTCTAATAATTGATGCAATTTTAGAGGTTATCCCTTTGTTAATTGATAATTTACCATTATTTATCGAAGCTGGGGCAAGACTAATAGTCGGTTTAATACAAGGACTTATCAATTCTGCTCCAAAAATCTATTCAAGTA